CCAGAACGCTTCAATCGTCCCGGCCCGCATCAGGCATTTGAGAGATACTTCTTTGGTTTGGAATTTCACAACTTCACTGTCATAGATTGCTCCATCTTGACGTTTGAAATTCTGCAGTAGGTTCTTTTTTACTGCCGGAGTTTTCAGTATTTCTGCTGTACTGCCTTTCAATACTACTACACCATAGTCGGTCAGATCTTTACCGTCAAGCTCATAGCCCTTTGGAAATGGGAGGTCACTATCGTTAATAGGTTCTTGATACTCATAGTTGGCTTCACGGGGAAAGTCATTTGTAAGAGTGAACTTAGAAATTTCAAGGCCCGTATTGATTACATAACTGTTTTGAGAAGACAAACGTAGGGTATATGTTCTGTCAATGAGTGGAAAACGAAATTCATGATAGCTCAGGTCCGAGAGCTTATCAATTAGTCCGCCAATACCCATACTGCCCATATATGCAAATTCAATGCTTATATCACTTGTGTTTAGGGCAATATTAGAAAGGTCAAATTCTTGTCCATCTTCTTCCGGCCAGTCGTTTTTTTCCAATTCTTTGATAGCAGGGAAGGCTACAAGATTATTGTAGCTTCCCTTTGTAACGCATATCCCTAAACTGGTATAGGCGTCTATTCCGTCTAAGTAAAATTGTCCTGTCATCGCTTCAATGTTATGCCTTTAGTGTTCAATGTGTCAATCCCCATTCTGATAGATTCTATAGCCTTCTCAATAGCTTCAAGGCGTGCCGTATGACTACTTATGTCTGACAGGTAAGTAATGACAAGATCGCTATGTTTTACCATTTCACCTATATTCTTGTCCATGTTGGATAGGTATACAAGCTTCTCAATGATCTTATCTGTACTCAATTGTATTTGCTTAACTCCTTCGTTTATTGAGTATGTGTGAGAAGTCATAACAGCAAATGCACCATCCAGTTTATCTGCAGAGTCCTGCGACATGGAGGCAAAACCTTTCTTTGATGCTTCACGTTCATCGTCATCTTTGTTCCAGCCATACATTTCAGCCAACGCATCCCGTTTGGCTTTCATGTCATCGGAAATCTGCTGACCTTCAGCTTTTAAAGCATTATATTCTTCTTCGGTTACTCCATCATCCATAGCTTTGTAAAACTTCTCTCTCCAAGCTGTTAGTCGGCTCATATAGTCCTCTTTGAGCATTGAGTTTAGAATAGCATTTCTCATGTATTCTTCAAAGTTATCTGCGAAATCAGCACTATCGGCATCCATATCTGTAAGCAGATCCTGAAAGTCTGAACGAAGTCCGTCTATATCAATGAGAGTAGCATCGGTGATCTTCTGCTCGACAACCTCTGCAACCTGGGTAACACCATCCACTATCTGATCCGCGAATTTTTGAGTGTCAGAGTCAAGTTGTGACCAGAAGATCCCAGCATTTTCTTGAAGTTTTGCAAGTTGTTCATCTGTCAAATCAAACAGACCGGCCATGCGTCCGCCCATTTTGTCTTTAAATTCATCGACGCTCATACCTAGCGTATCTGCCGCTTGCTTCCACCCCTCCATGGACATATCTTCCACTTCAGTATATCCCTTTGAATGTGACTTGCCGGATGCACCAGAGTTCAAGTATTGTTTACCTAAAACACGTGCATTCTCATTCTGTAGCCTTATCATTTCAAGGGCCTTATCATAAGCAGCATTCGCATTATCTCCTGTAAGAGTTTCAGCCAATTCCAGTTGCTTTTCTATCACTCTATCAAGAATGTTGATATAAGATTCATAAGCTTCTTTGGCTTTCTCATACTTTTCTGTTGTGTCGTCTTTGCCGAACAGGTCGAAGATTTTCATTGCTACCTGCATTGCTGCGCTAATAATCGCAAGAATAACAGACGCTTTTTCAACTGTACTAATAGCGTTCGCCGATGTATTTGCTGCTGATTCAACGCCAGACATAGCAGTCATTGTAAATGCTCCGATATTGCCAATCAAAGAGATAATTTCTCCAGCAGGTCCACTGATCTTTTTTCCAAGTTCATCTATTGTGTCCGCTAGTTCTGATATCTGTGCTCTGACTTCTTTCTCTGCCTTTTTAACTTGGTTGTCTTTCTTGACAACCTTATCTTTTGCTGCGTTGTAGTTTTCAGTTTTCTTTTTAACTTGCTCCAAGACCTGCGCTTCGGATAAATAGGCTTTAGTCGATTCTATTTTACCTGTTTCCGGATTGTATTTAGAGGATTTGATCCCATTCTCAAATTTAGCACCTCCTTTCACAGCCTCGGCTTTTATCCGAGCATTTTCTAACTCGATTTGCGCATTGGCTAGCTCTTCTTCAGCTTCCGCTAGTTCTTTCTTCTTATCAGATAATAATTGAAACGGGTTACGTGAATCCAATTCATCCATAATTGATTGAATAGTACTAGTATATTCGCGAAGCTGGTCCGGAGAAAGAACTTTGGCAGCCGTACTCTTTGCATTCTCTAATTGAGTAAGCAGAGAATTAAGAGTTTCAGAAGACGTTTCTTTCAGATTTTCAAATGCACGAACATACTCCGGAGACTCTTTCAACTTATCGTAATCTAGGCCCATCAATTCCATTCCCTTGTTTTTTGTCGCTTGGGCTATGGAACGATCAATCTGTTCTACTTGATCTGTATCTCCATTCTTTACTGCTTGTTTTCGTTGTTCCTGCAAGGTGGCAATATCTTCATTGAATTTTCGTTCAATCGCAAGACGTTGGTCTGTATAATCCTGATACTGATTCAACAGGTCAGATAAATCGTCTCCGCGATCAAACTTTGTATTGGTAGCGATTGTAGCTTCTTTTGCTATATTATCGAATGAAGCAAACAGCTTTTTCGTAGATTCTGAATTGATGAAAACATCTGCATTAAAAACCTTCTTTTTATTTTGAGGATTGATTTCAAAAGCAGCTCGTGCATCTTCTATTACTTTCCGTTTCTTATCCTCGGTTTCGCGCTTAATAGCCTGTAATTCTAGCCGATGATTGAGTGCTCTTTGCCTTAGAACCTTTTCACTGCTTTCTTTAAGTTTATTGATTTCAATCTGCTCAAGTTCATTTGCTGAATCTTCTTTTATTCGTCCCTGTTCAAACTTTTGTTTCTCTAACAGGAGTTTATATTTTTCTTGTTCTTCACGTAATTTTTGTGCCTTATCATCCTGTTTGGAAAATGAATCATAAACTTTTAATTCTTTCTCTGCTTCTTTTAGTTTTTTGATATTTTCTTTGTAAGCAGTAATGACAGTAGCATCAATCCCTTTGAAATTTCCAACATCCATCAATTTCTTTTGAGCCGAAGCTATTGAATCTAGTGCTTTCGTTGCATCATCTTTTTGCTTGGTCCAAAAGGCTTTATTTTGAGTAGCGGCTTCTTTTTGGGATTGTACATGAGCTTTAATAGATATAGAATGTACCTTTACTGCTCTGTCAACCTCACCTTGTAACAAATCCACTTCTTTAGCAACAGCTTCTCTATCTTCTTTTAATGCACCAGTATACCCATTTCTGTTATTTGTTAGGATGATTTGGTTGTCTATTTTTTGTAAGCGTTGTTTTGCCATAACTAAATTAGTCTTAGCTATAACAACATTTCTTCTTGCTTCTGCTTCTGCTATTTTATTGGTTAATTCTAAATCATCCATATCTTTCAACTTCTTCAAGTCCATATCTTTAAAAACGGACTTCATTAAACGTTGCAGTTGAAGCAGAGCCTTATATCTTTCTGTAGTGGCAGCCGCATCGCTTCGTGCTATAGATACAAGACCTTGAATCTTATTCTTATAATCTTCTGCTCTTTGTTGGCTTTCTTTTACTGTTTTATTGAATCGGTATTGTGCTTTCTCTGCAGCAGTTGCACGGGTAGCATACTTATAAATTGCATATCCGAGAGTTGCAGCAGCTGCAGCTGCTAAAATATAGGGATTTGCCAACATGGCTGCAGTATTCTTTAATAGGGAAGCCGTATGCATTTTAATTGTTGTAATCATTGCTTTCCTTGTAGCCATCTGTTTTACTTGGGCAGCAGTAAGGACATTTTCAGATACAGTTCCGGCTTCAACAGCTTTCTGGTACAATGTCATTTCATATTTTTCCATTTCAAGCAATGAAATATGTATTTTCTTAACAGCATTTATAGCTATAATAGAGCCTTTATAGCCAATAAAAGCACTAGTAAGTGTTACTATCAATGTTCCCAATATTCTTAATGATTCTTGTGCATCTCCATTTTCGAAGGCTTTGTTAAAAGAAGTAGCAATAGAAGATACTTCTTTTAAAATCTCTTTTCCAAGGGGACGAAGGGTAGCTGTTATATTATTGCCAAGTAGTTTCATTTGATTCTCGGCAGATGAAGCCATTTCTTTAAAGGCTGCTTCTGCTGCACCAGCAGAATTATTAACTTCGTCTAGATCGGAAGCTGCTTCCTTAGCCTTTTCACCAGTAAGCATTAAAGCAGCTTGGAGTGCTTCATCGGTACCCAACAATTCTTTCATTTTGGTTGATGAACCGCCTGCTTTGTCATAAATAAGTTGTAATGCTTCTTGGAAAGTACGTCCTTTGAATGCAGCGTCTCCCAACTGGTTGGCTGTACCTAAGATAGCAGCACGTATTTTCGTCATTGCTTCCGAAGTGGGAACACCTTGTTTGGTGATTGATGCTACTGCACCCAGGACTTCTTTTATATCAATGCCAAATGATGCAGCAATAGGTGCTGCTTGGGCTATACTTTTGCCTAGTTGACCGAAATCAGTCTTACCTAATCGAACGGTGGTAAATAACTGGTCCGAAACTTCCTGGGCTTTAGAAGCATCCAATTTATAAGCATTTAGAACTGTAGTAATAGCATCAGCTGCAGTAGCAGTATCGGTTACTCCACCAACAGCAGCTTTTGCGGATGCTTCCAACACTTTCATTCCGTTGACTCCGTCATGTCCGGCAGATACGATCTGATAGAGAGCTTTGGCTGCTTCGTTTGCTTCAACGGGAACAACTCGAGTTATCTCCATAACTTGATTCATGTAATCCGTTAAGCTGCCTTTAATTCCATTTGAAAGAGTAGCAACTTCTTTCATGCTTTGTTGAAACTGTTTCTCAAAGTCGTATGCACCTTTGGCAGCTCTGGCAAATGCGATACCTGCACTAATGCCGATCCCACCGAATACATCGAAAGCGGTAATTTCACTAGCCATTGCCTTAATGATTCCTATCGCTTCTCGGCGCCCGGAATATAACCCCGAGTTGTCTATTCCTGTCGCAAAATATAACGCTCCGTCTTTATTTTGAATACCCATAGCATTTATTCTTAAAATATAAAGAGAAGCTAAAATTTGGCTATTTCGAGAAGAATAAGCATCTTTGCAGTGTTCTAAGACCAAGGAACAATTTTTTGATTTACTCTAGGGGAGTTGACAAGCCTACTATATCACAATATAGGCTATCAATTCCCTTTGCTACATAATCCCTAGTGTAAATGAAAGATTATGTTCCTTGGTCGGAAAGAATAGGGAAAAGATAGCCTTTTCTTATAATATATAAACCTAACATTCATTAGCACCATGACCAAGGAAAATGAACGAAACAACGGAGTGAATAGCGTTCTCCGGAAGAAAGAACTACAGGAAGCTTTTCAAAGAGGCCTAAGCCTCGGACTCAAAAAAGGAAGAATTGAAGGGATGATCACTTACCAATCCCGTATTATCCAAAATTTGGAAAGGGATAATGTCGAAATAACAAAGATGATGGATAGCGTAGATGCTGAGATAAAAAGGGGATATTAAAAAATCCCCTGTATCTTCACAGACACAAGGGACTAAAAACAACTCTAAATCAATTTAATAAAAAAACAGTTAACCTAATATATAAACACAACAGCAAATTACCTTAACCCTTGACCTTACCGGCTATATCGTTATACTTCTTTATCCTGATCGTCTTACTAGGATCATCAAAAGAGGGTAGTTCTACCCATTCATAATCTCTACCTTCAACTTTACCGTCTTCATCAGTAATCTTATTACGCTCTCTCATTACAAATGAGTACTCCTGCAGTAATGTCTCTATCAATCCATAGCTACTATCCAACGTCTGGTTAAACGTTAATCCTAGAGCTTCTTTTACAATCACTAGGAATCTGCTTTGGTTGCATCCTTCCAACTTTGCAAATTCTTCTGAGCGGCTATTATCTCCGTCTCTCGTAGCGGGCTCACGTTCCGAAGCATCGTGATAGAGGTACAAAAAGGGTGATACCCTATGCGATATATGATTGCATTGAATAATATGCGTATATCCTCCCATGTCGTATTGTCAATGAGGGCTTTTTTAAACCATGCCGGTGGATCACTAGGCTTGTTATGAATGCCCAGGCAAACGACATCAAGAAGTAGTCCTCCATATTTATTCATCAATTCTGGAAAATCAGCATTCAGCTCACCATCTTTCACAATCATTTTATCAATATCTTCCTTTTCAATTTCAAGGAGAAGCGGACGAATTCTAAACCATGTCCGGACAGTGATAGGCTTTATTACAATACAATCACCGGGATCCTTTCCTTTTGGAATAGAATCTCGGTTAGTAAAATCAAATGGAATCTTGACAGGCTGCTCCGTTACAGATTCCGATTCTTGCTGAAATAAGTTCTTTATACTCATAATTTCCTCAAGGAGCCTAGCCCGTTGTACTTCCGGGCAATACTTCCGGTTATTTGCAACTAACCTTCAATACTTTCAGCTCCATCCTTCAATAGTTTGTTCCTGTAGGCGGAATCGAACCGCCGGTCTCTACATAATCAATGTAGCGCTCTAACCAACTGAGCTATACAGAACCGTTATTTATTTTTTCGCACCACTTGGAGCAGCTTCTCCGCCTTCGACATTCGCAGCATTCGCTGGGGCTTCTCCGCCTCCGGCAATAGTAACTACTTCGCGCATGAAAGCAGTCTGTCTCTTACCGTCTGCAGTAACAGCAGCTTGCATATATACACGAACAAGCAACAACTCTGCTTGCTCTGATCCGGGAGCCTGTGAAATCTTTGAGGCGATCTTGCCATTTACGATGGTATAAACGACCTTCTTACCGTCTTTAGGTAATGTTTCACACTGGAACGTTTTAGAGATAGAAGGAGTACTAAGAGGCTTTTTCCAGATATTTTTTCCTCCTGTTGTATCCACTTCACCGCCTGCTAGTTCTTTAAGAACCTCATTTGATGGAGTAGGGATGGAGAACTCGACATAATCTGTCGTATCTTTCACCAGTTCAACATAAAAAGGTTCTTCACTACCTTCTACTTCAATCTTCACTTCCTTTGGATCTGCAAAGTTAAATGCAACACTTCCTTTGGTCGGAAGGGGATAATCTTTGAGATCTGCACCGGGAACGCCGTCACCGACTGTTCCAAATTTAATTCCACCTACGCCCATAGCGATAGGTCTAACTTCTCCTGACATAATTATTGATCTATTAAAATTTCTAATCTGATATTTGTACAAGCAAAGCCTTCTTTCAGGTCCGGCATTGGAACGTTCCAGAGGACTGTTACTTCTTTACATGTACCGTCATTGCTATTGATTGAATCAAGCGATTTCCTAACCTTACGCTTTAATTCTTTCATTCGTTGACGTTTTAACATACCATTTTCATCACTCCAAGGAACAAAGATGTTGATATTAACAGGCACTTTATTGATGAAGTCGAGCTCATTCAATTGCAGATGATTGATAACGATGTGTTCATTAGTAAAGCCGGCTTCCGACTTATCCTTGTAAATCATAACATCGGTGCCCGCAGCGGCCACAGCATCATAAACTATATCTACAGCGTCGAATTCATCCATAATCAAATCTTGCTAAAAATTGACTTCAATGTATCTCTTAGATACTTCTCACATTGTGTATTAGCTCCTGAAACAACCTCATACCCTTTAGCTTCCACGGCTGCCGCATACTCCATTCCTGCAACACCAACCAACACATAACCGCCAGTATATGATAGTGAGACTTCTTCTGCAAGCCTGCGACCTTTGTACTTACCGGTTGTCTTATCAGTCCCTTTGTCACCCTCCTTAAAGTTTTCTGTAACCACTTCGCCGTCTTTGGCTATTATATATCCAATAGAGCTTCGAAGATTGCCAGTTTGGTCTTTATATGAACCACTCCGGCGGGCTACTTCGATAAACTTTTCACCTCCTGCCTGCAGGAATACAAGCATCTTATCTTCTGCTTTACTTTGAAAGCGATCAAACCATTTTTCCAATTCATCATAAGTGAATAGGGGAGTCATACCGTTTCTCATACGTTGATAATTGAATGTGATTGATAAAGTTCCCAACAGATAACAGGTACATCAATACCCTTTGATTCGACTTTCAAACGCAAAAACTTACTACCGGCCGGTGGCTGCATTTTGGTATAGAAATAGCCATGTACTTGCGCTTCATCACCAGCCGAATTACGCTTGAGAACGATTCTTCCATCGCTTACTGGGTCATAACGTCCGGAGACAGATATTTCAACTGGTATTCCCGGAACCAATTCACCGTCAACAACCTGCCCTTTAGCAGACATAGTGACTATCGCTGTATGTGGGTATCGTTTTACCATCTGCTACCTGCCCTTCCTTTGATAATGATTCGCTTGCCAAGTTTAGCCGCCTTCTCCGGCTCCCCGTTTTCTATATACAGCTGCTTTGCAGTCTGAATATAGAAAGAACGGGGATGAGTGATAGAAAGCTTGTTTTCACTGAAATCCGGTGAGTTTACCATCATGGCATACATATCAGCGACACAAAGACCGACCAGCTTCATGCTTTCAGTAGTACATTCCGCTTCGGGGTTGATGCCCCGCTTAACGAAGACTACCTTATCTAAGAAGCTTTCCATATCCTCAATAGAAGGATATTCCAGTATTGTTTCTCTGATTGTTGCCATATAGTTTACTCTTCATCTGTTTTTTCAGTATCTTCACTTTCTTCCCATGCTTGGCCATCAGTTTTCATGATGTACATTGCATCAGGATCATTAATTACAGGAATTGCGTTGGCTTCCGCTTTAGTCCACTCCTTGAACGGTTCCAGTTCAGACCACTTGCTGATGAAAACAAAGTCTTTTTTCAGCGTTGTAGCTTTCTTCTTGTATTCAACAGAATGTTCCGCTGCGATAGGACCATGCTGAATGTCGCCACACTGTAAATCTTCCAGGAAACAAATATTAGCGGATTCCCATGGATTTACAGTAGTACGTTGATGAGCAGCATTCTCAATACGAACAGACGGACTTACAAGAACAATCTGGACACCTTCCGTATTCTCTTGGGCAGCAAGGTATTCATTGATAACCTTTTTGGAGATAGTCAGTTTTTCTTTCTGATTGATCCAGCCTTTTACCTTTTCAATAACAGCCTTTTGCTTCTTCAATAGAGCAAATCTGTCTTTGCGCATTACTACGTATTTGATAGTAACACCTTCGGCAGAAGCGGCAACCACAGTGTCCTCAATATCCTGTAAGCCGTCGGCCGTTGTAGACTTAGACCAATCCACAGCAGCAACTTTCTTGTTTTCATTAGGCATACCACAGCCTACAAATTCTTCGGTAACAATGCCATTGTTATTGCTTGAATTGAGAATGAAGCCACCTTTAGACATCAATTGCATACACCACCATTCGAAACGGCCACGAACAGCGTTATATACGAAGTCTTGATCTTTAAAAGCAAGGTCCAGAATTGATTTCAAGTCTGCATCACCTTCACAATCCCGGCTAAGTTGCTGGTATTCGTTCCAGTCGCTTTCGTTCATACCGCGTTTTACGGCAGTCTTAGGGATATCACCTGACATCTTGCCGATAACTTCACGTTTCTTTTGCGGTGCGGAAGAATCGAATGAAATAACATCAGCGATAACCGGTGCACCTTTTTCGCCAGTAAGAGTTTCCCATTTCAGAGAGTTCTTCTGCTTTACACCAAAGAAATTAGGGAAGAATACCGGCTTAACTTTACGCGAGTTAAGACGGGCACCCATATTCTTACGGT